AATACTTTATTCATTGTTTATCATCTTAATTTTTTGATCATCTATACTTATGTAAGGACTATGAGGGCCACACATTATTATACAAGTTGAACTAGATTTGTCTTTCCATTTTTGTTGCCACATTGTTTGCCATTGTTCAGTGTTGACAATGTTTTGCAATCCTAATTCTAATACATTAAATCTTGGAAACCCTAAGACTTGTTCTTGAACCTTTGCACCTTCTTCAACTATAGAATCTTTTTGAAACAAGTTATATGATTTATATAAATCTACATCATAGTTTGTATAAAGGAATGCTCCAATCATACAGCAAGGGCTTAGTTGATAATGTGCATCTATATACAAATCTTTATTTGCAATCGCCATACAGTTAATCTTATCTGCATCAGGCCAATTTTGGTGTCCTGCTACATCTGATTTACTTACAAACTTAATAACGCTATCAGATGTTTGCTCAATATTGTATAAAAATTTTCCAGTGCTATCAACTACAGGAAAGGGTTTTGCAAAACGTTTGCTATTTTTTACTGTAAATTTTTTAAACCCTAAACTGTTAGATAAAAATTCTACTTGACTAACTTGATGTTCGTTATGTTTGAATCTAATGAATACCCATTCAGCCGATCCACCTTCGTCAATAAATGTTTTAGCGTTCTTTATAATTAAATTATAGTTAGTACCAATTCGATAAAGACTGTGTGTATCTTCTAGTCCGTCTAATGCAAATGCTACAATATGATTCTCGGGCAATGCGTGATATAAACTTTTCCACCATGCTGTAGATTTTAAACTTCCATTAGTGTGTATAACAACTTTAATGTTTGGCGCATTAACTTTAACATACTCGCACATACTAACAAGATCGCTGTTCATTAATGGGTCACCGAAGTTACCGCAAAAATCAATTAGTTCAAGTTGTGCTAAGATATCTGTAGTAAATATTTTTTTAAAATCATCTAACGACCATTCATTAATAGGTAATAATGGATTTTCTATACCACCGTGTATATTACGTGGGCACATAGGGCATGAAGCTTGACACCTATTGCTAATCTCTATTTGTATACTTTTAAGTTCATTAAATTTAAGCATATTTTGAACCTATTATCATATAACGATTATACAACGGTAATTGCAATTCGTCAGCATACAAAACCTTAAGTTGGCTTTGTTCTTTGAATTCTTCTAAGCTATTAGCAATTCTAATATGTTCTGGTATGTTATAGTTGTTACTTTGTAGAACAATTAAACTATTTTGCGGATGTCCACTTAGCCATAAGTCGTATTGATCTTGTGTAATATGTTCACAACTGGTATTGATAATAACGTCAGCGTCACTGCGAATAGTACACATGTCTGATGTTACAGCACGAAACTTACCTGCAATCTCTTCACCTTTGTTCATCATAGTTGCAATGTCTTCGCAGGTATGATCAATATCAATACTTCGAATATGCTTAACAGGAATAGAACTTTGAAATAACATACTGGCTAGTACACCAACCCAGCCGCCGTGTATGTCAATTGAGTATGGACCATCAGGGCAATGCATAGCTAATGATGTAATTAACCACTCTTTGCTTTTTAGTTGTCCACTCCAAAAGGCATCCATAGTTCGCATAGGATTTTCACTATTGCGGATGGCCTGCATCCAATAGTGCAGATGTTCAGTATCAATTAACAAACTGTTCTCCTAGTTTATCAAACTTGCCGCATTGGCGTGAACATTCTAACAAAGGCTTGTGTGCCCAAGTATCTTCAATTTGTTTAAAGTGTCCTGAAGAGAATATATTTTCTAACGAGTCCTTGTGCAAGTTAGGAAATATCCCAACAGCATCCATATAGTCTACTCGACTTGATTGATTAGGTAATTGCCAACTAAAGTCTAACCAACAGCAAGGGTTTACAGTACCGTCTGCGGCAATGTACATTTGTTTATGTTGCACAGCCTTACAGTTAATCTTAGTAGAATTTATATTATCTTTAACTTTATTAACTATGGCTTTGCTAGTTTCTGTAGGATACAGTATGTGCGTAGTTCTTCCCGCATCATCTAACACATGAAGTTTATCTTCTACAAATCTTGAAGTATGTTTAACTTGAAAATTTTTAAATTTCATTTCTGTTGCTATAGCACGACACTCTTCAATTTGATGTTCGTTATGTTTGAACACTAACATGTGCCATTCAGCTTCACCACCTGCTTGTATAAATGCCCAAGCGTTTTTTATAATCTTATGCCAATCTGTGCTTACACGATATAGCTTATGTGTATCTTCTAAACCATCGATACCAAATGTAACTTTAACTCCGCACTCGGCTAGTGCCTTCCACCAATCAACATTTCTAGCACTGCCATTGGTATGCATGGTCAGTTGCATGTTAGGATTTGTTTCTCTAAGGTACTGAAATATTTCTAAACAATCTTCTGCAATAATAGGATCGCCTAAATTACCGCACATAAACAATTTATTAAGTTGTTGTATAAATTCTGGTTTGAACCAAGTCTTGAATGTTACTAAATCTATCTCAGTTGGATCGAACAAAGGATTCATAGGACCGCCGTTGAGGCGCCTTGGGCACATAGGACAACGTGCTTGACACTTGCTAGTTAGTTCTAAATGAATATCTCTTATATCTTCTATTTTATACATTTTGGTATTTTGCTATCAGCCGAACTAACGCACCTAGCAGTTATACATTTTTGTGGGGCGGAAAACAAAGTAAATTTTTCTATCGTCCCCAACGGTGCTTCGTGACAGCTATATGCACGTTTGACTTCATTACCTCTTATTATAACACTCTGATATCCTGCATTACAAGTCCAATTGGTAAATGAGTTAAACCCCAATGCGTTAAATCTTTCTGCTTGATCTACATAATAATCTTTGTCGCCATCTGTTAGTCTAATTTGATATCCCTCTTGTTGCTCAAAGTCATTTTGCATTATAGCAATCATTTCAGGAGTATAGCCATCTACTATAGCTGTAGCACTATCATTACTTTGCGGCTTGAGCGTTACATTGATTCCACGAGCACGTAGTCGTTCACAGCGTTCTAGGGTTTCAAAAAACTTTTCTGGAACCATAACTTGGTTAACTGTTACGTGTACACTTTCGTACATTAACTGTAAGCACTTGTCGCCAAACTCTTGCTCCTTGGCAAACTCTGCATGAAAGCTGGCTGTAATGCTTTTACGTTGTAAGGGCAACGTAATGTTACACCAATTGTTCCACCATTTAGATCCAGGACTCAAATTAGTTGTCATGTGGATGCTTTGGTACGGACTTTCTGTTTCGTCTAAATATTTTATTAGTTCGGGCAGTTGTTTGTAAGCAGTTGGCTCACCTCCGCTGAAACTCCAGTGGAATTGGGTAAATCCGTTTTGGCGAGCTTGCCGTTTAATTTCGTCTATTGCTCGAATGTACACTTCAAATGGCTGGTAGTCCATTTTGTCACTACGAGCATAAGGCCAGCAGTAGCTACAGTTATAGTTACAAAAGCGTCCCAATATCCAACTTACGTTAAATAAAGGACGATCTAGCATTGTTTGTTGTCCAAACGAAACAACATTTTGGAATGGTATAGTGTTAAAGTTCATTGACATTATTTACACACGGTGTTACAATAGTTACGTGGACGTGAGTGTAACTGGTAAACCTCCTCCTAGTAAGCGAAAGCCGAACGGAGGGAACGGGGCTTGGTCTTAGACTGCCTTTGGAAGTTCGAATCTTCCCGTCCACACCATTTATTAACTTAGGCAAAAAGAGGCAAAGATGAAGAAGATATTTTTTATGTTACTGTTAGTTACGTCTGTTGTTCATGCGGAGTATCACGATGAGCCATTTAAATCATTTGATGCAACCAAAAGGATAGCTAATAAATCTACTATCACTTGGCGCACAGCAGATGATGTTGACAAAGCCTGTAATGCCGAAAGTAATCGTAGAGGATTAGGCGGATTTGGTGACACAAGTATGTATGCTTGCTCATTTCATGATCAAGTAGGCGATACTACTATTTGTACAATTATTACAGGTACTACATCTAACCTAGCAGTTGTTGGACATGAAATGCGTCATTGCTTTCAAGGAAGCTGGCACAGTTATTAATATGCGAGATTTAGAACAAGACATTTTGCAGGATGCTGAGATCCTAAATAAAATTAGGACTCGTGATGACTATGCTCAAAATGTCTACGCGGCATTTTGTAATATGCGTTGGTGCCCCAGAGAAACTTTTCCTGCACTAAGACAAGACCCCAACAAGGACCTTTGGAGTTGTAGTTGGCGTAGTGCTGGCGGGTTAGTTGCCGATTGGCAGGGCAAGGGCGGAGACTACATGGATTGGTACTGTTCTGGCATTAGAGGCGGTTTGAGTTTTGACGGTAAAGAGGATGACGATTACTTTACCAAAAACGGATATGTTTCAGAAGGTGTTATTACTGGTGAAGTACTAGCCGACTTTAACCGTTTGGGCTGGTTTCCTGTTCCTTGGGAAGATGATTAATTAAAGGTGTAAATACTAGCATGACAAAATGGACAGTAACAGTTGAAGAAGCAGATGACGGTAGCGGAGACGTAGTACTGCCATTGCCACAAGAACTGTTAGACTTACAAGGATGGAAAGAAGGAGATACACTCGAATGGACAGATAACGGTGACGGCACCTGGTCCATATCGAAAGCAAAAAATGGCTAAAGACGATATACTAGAATTAACAGGCACAGTAGACGAAGTATTACCGGGTAACATGTTTAGAGTTAAGGTTGAAAATATGCCTAACTTGCTACTATGTTATATGGGTGGTAAATTGAAACAAAACAAGATACGCATTATCCTAGGTGATAGTGTTAGGTTAGAAGTCAGTCCTTATGATCTAACCAAAGGTAGAGTAACTTATAGGTTGTAACATATGAACATAATTCTCGAACGTATTAATAATGTCTGTAAGGAAGTTCGAGAAAAGTGCGAAAAGCCTACATCATTTAAAAAAATCATACTGCAAACACGCAGATCATTTAAACGTCACAATTTTGACATATCAATAAAAACCAAAAGAGAAAAAGATTTAGACATAGATAAATTTTATGTCATGGCTTACTATGACAGTGAAAATGATGCTCACGGAGAAACACCAATGGAAGTTGTGGTGCATCATAATTTAATAGGCACTGAATCATTTGGCGAATTTCAAATAACTAATTTTCTCATAGAAATTTACGATGCAGTAGCACACGAGTTCCGTCACCAATATCAAAGTATGCGTAGAGACTTTAGAGACTATCCATCTCCGCCACACTCTCCATATGAAGAATATTTGTCCGATAACGATGAGATAGATGCTTACGCATTAAGTATTACTATCGAACTACTTCGAGCAATGGACGTACAACGAGCTCGACGCAATTTGGGCAGAATTACAATTATGTCCAAAATGAGAACAGGACCCGTTTATTCTAGCCCAGTCCTACGTGCATACATTAGTTATTTTGGACTTAATACTATAGTCAAACGTATGTCCAAAAAGATACTTAAACATTTAGAAACGGTTGACAAACGATACATTTTCATGTAAAATACTTGTATATTAACTTTTAGAGCGAGTTGACATGGAGCCAAAAGTATTCCCAACCAAACAAGTATTAGAATTGGCTTGTGCCGCACAAAGAATTAACGGTGAGTACCTTAAAGTACCTGAGGCTGTTTATGCCAACGATGGTGCATTCATGTATACTAAACAGGCTAATAAAACTCTAATGCTTTATACGTTAGACAGCAAGATGGTCATACCCGACACTAAGATACTTAAAATTGAACCTGAAGATGTTGCTCGTGCAGAGGAAATACAAAAGTATTACAAGCGTCTAGTGTTTGTGGCCATCGAAGGTGAGAACGAGTTCCTAACCAAAGTTAATAGTTTGTTGGGCAGTGATACTATTAAAGAAAATGAATTTGGTTGGATAGCTTGTTTGCCTAGCGTACAAGCCAAAGACAAGATGCACAATGAAGTTAAGAAAGCTTCTAAAGCAGTTGAAGACGGATTCCTGGGTAGTGAGGGTGATAGACTGATTGACTTAGATTGTGAAATACTTGAAGTAATCAAGTCAAAGAACTTTGACGGCTGGAATGTGTGTGCTATAATAAACAATAAAATGGCCAGCTGGATGAGCCAAAAAGAATTAATTCGTGGTCCTTGTGTAATTGTCAAAGCTAAAGTAAAAGCTCAGGGCAAACATTGGAAACACGGTAATGACGAAACAAGATTAAACTTTGTAAAGGCAGTACAATGAAAAGCGGAGTATTTGTAAGAGCTAAGACTAGTGACAGTCGCTGGGCAACTGTAGATGTTATGGACTTGACTGAAGATTCATTCAGATTGTTTATGCTACGCAAGTTGAAAGAAATGAATACTGTAGCACATTTGCCCGAAGAAGATACATTTGATTTAGAAACACCCTTAACTAAAGCACAGGCAGAACTATGAGTAAAGCTAAACATAAACCTTATCAGTGGATTGATGGCGAAACTGCGGATCGTATTACTAGTCTTAATTTAAAAGACTATCGTGCGTATCTTAAGAAAGAAATCAAGCAATGGAAGAAAAATCCAAAGACAGAAGCTAACCCAGATGGCTATTGGTTGCATCCTGAGGATATAGTAATCAACATGCGTACTATTGAAGCACTGGATTTGATTATTAGTCATTTTCCA